TCTTATTTAATATAAAATCATATAAATCATCTTGATAATCTATATTTATTCTTAAATCCCATGTTTGTACATTATCCTTTTGAGCAATGCGTAAACTCTGCCTATTAATTTTTAATAATCTTTTACGCGAATCATAAAGAGACGCTAGTTGTTTTACTAATTCTTCGTTCATTCTCCGCCATCTTTAATATAAAACGTTAAGTTATTTTCCATAGTTTTTATATATAACCAAAGAACATACAAATGTATATATTTTCGGCAGTTTTACGTAAACATTTTTCATTTTTAATAATTGCTTCTATTGCTTCAATTTTATCAATTGAACTTAATCTAATAACCTTAACTCCTGATGCAGAATTATATTGTACAAGAGCTTGAGCTTCAGGTTTTTTAAAATTATTAACTTCTCCGCTTTTAAAATTAATAATTGTTTCATGCCTTGTTGTAGGACTACTTTCAATTATTTCTAAAGACTTATTATCAAATATTTCTAAGAAATTTTTAACGTTTTTCAGAATATCCATTTTTTAATATTTTAATTATCATTGAATATAAAACTGTAATATCTAAACAGTGTTCTAATATCCATTTATGCTTAGAATCTTCTTCAACTAATTTTATTACAATTGGCATTAACCAATCATAAGAAGAACAATATTCCATTGAACCTGTTGAATGTACCTCGTAGTAATTACGAGGTACAATAGAACCTTTTTTATAGTTGTAAATAGTAGTTGTTCCGTGTTCTTTATTATTATATTCACCTATACGAATGGCTCCCGCGTATTCAGCAATTATACAATTATCATCATACAGTTGTTGATTGTTCATCTGCTTTATTTATCGCAGCTTCATTGGAAAATCCTTCAGGATAACGAAGCTTTAATTTATCAATATTAATTTGTAAACATTCTTCTAACGATAAACCTACTTCTTGAAGTGTGGCTTCCGCATTATAATAAACAGTATTTAATAAATTCTGCAGTTGATTTGTATCAATTACTTTATCGTAATACATTCTTTTCTTTTCTAATTCAAAGATACTTCCTAGTGCCTGTGACGTACTTAAATTGTATTTACCAGGAGTTGTGATAGGAGTAATAGAAAGTTCCTTACAGCGCAGATAACCGGCAAAATACCACATAAAATCACCATACTCTTTTACTAGTTCTTCTTTATTATCCATTACATCGGGTGTAAATACTTCTGAAAAATATTCACCACCCATTCCTAAAAGGTAATGGATAATTTTTAGGTTTGAATCAATTATTGGTTTTTCAGTTGCTTTAGACAACTGAACATAAGTTGTGAAGTTCATTTTTGAAAGCTTTAGTTTTGTGTGATTTAAAATTTAATACTTCTTGTTCAATTAATGGCGGATAATCAAATTCTGCTACATCAGTAACTTCGTAGTTAAAATCTAATTTGATTTTATTCATAAATACTTCACGATACTCTTCCAAATGAGAAAGTACGCAATATGTATCTGTATATTTTTCAACACCATTTAAATACGCTGTCTTTATAAATAACTTTTCAATTTGTTCTTTAGTATACATTTTAGAATATTCTCCTTTTAAAAAATATTCAATATTATTTATAGGGAATTTATAAACTAAAACATGCTTATCTAATTCTTGATCTATTACTGGATAATCTTTTAAATAATATTTATTAGATGTAAGTAATTTAAAATTAATTTTAGAATTAACTTTAAACACTAAATGTAAATTATAATTATCAGATGGTTGGTTTTCATCAAAGATCGCAAATGTTACCCAATCAAGTTTTATTAAAAGAGACATTTCATTCTCTGAGAATATTTCATTTACTTGAGGGCCTAAATATTTGTATGATCTATTATAAAAAATACCATCTAAATCTATTTTTTGTTTTTTGGTATATTCAATCATTAAACGTAATTTACTTTATTTTGCATTAGTTGTTGACTATATAGATTTTGATGTTTTTCCCAATAAATATAATTATCTAAACATTGTTCCCAACCTAAAACTTTTTGACCATTAACCTCTCCTCCTTCTCTTCCAATTCTTAACGTTTCTTCAGTAAACTCAAAAGGTTCAGCAAATTCTGGTTCTTTTTTACTTACGGCTAAAATAACAGGTGGTAATATTTTATAGGAAGGATGTTCCATTTGTAATAATTCAGAATAAAAAGATAATTGAAAATCATATCTCCATTTAAAAACATTAAATGATTCTAAATAATCTCCAGTACTTTTTATATCAATTACTCTTGCTTCTTTTACCTCATGATTCACATAACATAAATCAAGTAAACCTTTTAGATTGCGCTTATAAATTGCTTTTTGATATTCAATATTTTTATTATTAAAGTAATGAGAAGTATATTCACCATTTAATAATGCTGCTGCACAAATAGTAGCAGTTTCTAATTCTTCTTGAGTAATAATTTGCTTACCCTTAGCCTCTACTAAGGAATCATGATAATCTTGATGTTTAGTAATGTTTTCAATTAAAGTAGCGTCTTTCTGCCTATTTTGATATTCTTGTTTTCTAGCAAATTCAATAATAATCTCGCTAGTAAACTCTAAATTATTATCTACTATTTCATTAATAATAGACATAATTCCAGGAATAGGTTTAATATTAGGTCGTTCTACATAATACAGTTCATCTATTGTAGTAGACGGCATTGTACATATAAAATCAATTAATGAGCCTTGAATAAAATGTTTCTTTTCGTCATAATAATACTTTTGTTCTTTAACTCTTTGTAGACTTCTTGGTTGATCTCTTAAAAATAATTTTAAGAAAGATTGAGAAAGGTGAGGAGATTGAAAATAATTTTCAATCTCCCCTAACTTATTTAGCATTTACATTTTTCTTTCAATTCTTCAAGTTGTTGTTTTGTTGTATAGTAATCTTCTAGTAATTTAATCATATCTTTATGATTCCATACCCATTGAAAATCTTCTTTCTTTCTTCCGTTTAGTTTATGTACAAGTACAATTGGATAATTGTGAAGATTATCAGTAGGCGGATAGTTCTTTTTTAATTCTTCTTTACATTCTTTATAAATTGTTTCATACTTTGGTCGATTATTGTTATAGCCATTTTTACACTGAATGTTTAATGGGATATTAGCAATATCAATTTTGCACGAATCTAGCAATCGAGAAGCTTCTCGTGAAGTTTTAGCAAATTTAAATCCAAAACCTCTAAATAATTTTGCAATAGCCCGTTCTAAATTATGACCCTTTCTTCTTGATGCACTACTCATAATGATTTAACTAATGAAAAACCATCCTTAATAAACTTAAAAGTAGCGTCATCTTTAAATTCTCGACCATATACATCTTTATTAAAATTATCTTCAATAAATATTTGTTTACGCGATAATACATAAGCTTTCAAATAATTACTAATAGTTTGAAATTCTTCACGATCTTCTTTACCGAAATTATCTTTTAATGAATCAAGTATATCAACTAAGTTATACTTTTTATCACGATTAATAATATTTTGAGCATTTTCTTTAGCAAATCGAATGATTGTATTACAAATCATTAACCATGAAATAACTTTTGTAGGGTTAAATGTTCCCGCATGAATTCTAAATTCTGCAGTACCGCTTTGGTTAAAGAAAAGATTGTAAAGATTTAATGAATAATAGCGACTTTCAATTTGCCATTTAGGACTATCGCCTCTAACGTGAAATCTTGTCTTATAATTATGTCTTTCAGAAGAAGGAACACCATCGTTTACAAAACGAAATAACATATCAAATTTAGTATTTAATTCTACTAAATTAACTTTATCGCCAGTAAAAATATTGTTATCAAATAAACCTAACGAAGGAATATCTTGACAATGGTCTTTACCATCCTTCTTTTTTAAATAGTTATACGTTTTCTTATACTTTGGTACTAATTCAAACAACTCACGCTGTAGCGAATAATATAGCATATACACAGCTAATGCAGTAATTTTAAAATCTTGATTTGTATAATTATTAACTATGCTACCTATATGAATATGTAACGAACAATTGTCTCCCGTTGTACAAACTTCTTTTGCCACATTACAAAACCGATTAATTTTACCAATCGAAGCAGCTTTTTTAAAGGGCATGGAAGTATATTCTAATCCGCCAATACTACCATCTTTAAGAGGTGCAAAACCTGTTTGTAATAAAATTCTTTCGGGAATAATACCTGAATTACTTTCAGTTTCTATACCAAAACTATGACCTCCCATTAAATCAAAAATTGCTTTTTGAATATTATCACACGGTTCGTCAAATTCAGTATAGTTTTCCAATACCCTAAGATTTTCACTATTATTTAATCCATAATCTTTTACAGTAAATAATGAATACTTAGTCGGTAAATAATTTTTTACGTATGTTGGTAATCGACGTTTATCAAAACTAGGAGTTACAAATACATCATATTGTGCATTGTATTCTAGTTTTAACTTTTCCGCAGTTTCTGTAGAGTCGATATTATAGACGGGTAATTCGTCTTCACCATTAAATACTAAATAATTATTAAGAGGATTATTTTTAAACAATCCGTAAATTTCTCCATTACTTTTAACATAGCCTTTTACATAATCATAGTCAATAGTCCTTACATCAATATAACCGCCATATTGATGATCCCACGCTAAATTATTACTATTAAATTTATAATAAGTACCGTCAATATCATAACAGTCTCCACTATCATGAACTTTTCGATCGCCTATTTCATAAAAAATACCATCCATACTTCTACATAAATTCTTTTCTAATTTTTTATCGCTTATAGTTGTTACAATCATTATTTTTATTTTACAAATTCAAAAATAGGCCACTTATCATTCCATGCAATACCAGTTTTATCAAAATAATCATTATTACATTCTAGTTTAGTACAAAAAGATGTACCATTTAAAATATTATAATTCATTACTTTGGATGATTCTATTAAAGAAGGTATAACATTAAAATTATCATCAACTTCTTCTTGCATATTTTGACAATATACATTAATGTCTTCTATAGATGTAAATTCGCAGCTATATAAAATGTTAAATTCTTTAATACAGTCGGCAAGAACATCTGTTTCTTTAATCTTCTTTATAGGAAGATCAAATAATTGATCTAAATTTGTTCTTGTGGCGGATGGTAATTCTAATACTTTACTATTTAAACTGCTCTCCATCGTTATTGTACCATTAGAAACTTTATAATTTCTAAATACAAAGCGATAATCTTTAATAATATAGTCATTATAAGTAGCAATCAAAGATTCTCCTTTATAAAAAGAATTATTTTTTTCATGAAAAGAATCTGAATGAAAATATGAATTATTTACAGTTAATGGTTGTGCTCCTTTAAGAATACTATAAGCGTTCTCGTCTTTAATCCAATAACCTTTATAAAAATATAGTGTTTCTACTACGTGCTTATTATAAATATTAATAATCTTTCCTCTGCTATTTATATAAATAATCTTATCCAAAAGAGTATTGCCTATAAAATATTTTCCTTTAAACCAATAAATTCCACCCTTAGATTCATTATGTGCATTATGAATGTCTATTTTATAATTAAGATCTGTTTTAGCAGGAGAATACCCATAACTATAAGTTGTCCCACTACTGTATGTATAATATTCTTCTTTACGAGCTATTTTAATATTCTTAACCAATTTACCAGATTCAATTACAAAGATAAAATTATTTTTAAAAGAAGAAACTTTAGACTTACCATTACTAATAACACCCAGTGCTCCTTCAGTACTATTAAAATAAAGCCCAAAAGCATCTTGAATAAAATGCAACGGTCTTTCTTCTATAACTCTTTTAGATACAACCTTTGTTTTAGAATCAGTAATATCTTTCAAACTACCGCCTTTCCAAATATATACTAATTCAGGGTTATTATCCCAATACCAAACAAAGTTCGCAAACCCTTCGTAAAGGGTCAATGCTTCTTGAAACTTTTCAAAACCGCACTGGTATAAAATTAAACCCATTAAATCAGTATCTGTTGTATAATCATTTAGTTTAATATTATAACGACTTCTCAGGAATAATTCATTATGTATTGTACCATTATGCATGAAATACAACTTATCCCCATTTTCATATTCATATTCATAAGGATGTGCCGTATTTGCATTACGCCCTGAACTAACTCCTTTTCGACTATGCATAATAACTGTATTGGTAACATCAAACGAATCATCAAAATCATTACCAAGAACAAAGTCTATTGGATCACTTTCATCATACTTTAACCTATGGTTAGTATCTTTCACTGGGTAACCTAATGTTCTTTCATTGTTAATTACCATACCACAAGAATCAGTACCACGCTCTCTTCCTAGTATAAATAATAACTTTAATTTATCAATATCCGGTGGCGCAGATCCTAAATAACCAGCAAGATTACACATTGTTTATAAGTTTAATTAATTCGTTTCCATACATAATTTTAGTGATTTCACCAAAAGAAGGTGCGGAATTAGATTCTAATATTATCCAATCACCTTTTCTATTTACTTTGACATCAAAACAACAAATATTCAAACCAACAGCTATTCGTGCATTATTACAATCTGTAACAATATTGTCCCAAGTGTCGGGTTTATTGAATAATTCATTTTCACCTTCATAATTAATTAACTGACCTTCATTGTTTCTAGTAATGACTTTTTCAGTAATCCATATTGAGTTAGAATCATTACGCATCCATCTTTTCTCCCCTCCTTCTTTTAACATTTTTCTGCAACTATAGAAACAACCATTTTCACTAATATGTAATCTATATTCTCTTGAATAATTGTGAAATGTTTCTAAATAATAAGGATTTCTATCCTGAATTTTTTTATTTTTAACTTTATCTTCAATAAATATTAAATATTCTTCATAATTATTAATTTTAAGCATTCCGATACCTTTGCTTCTAAATGTTCTTTTAGCTAATACTGGATAACGTAATTGTTTTCCAAGTTCTTCAAAAGTAACAACATTGCCTTCAAGCAACGCATTAGTAAGACTTAACTTAAAGAAAGAAGGAGAGGATATCCCCGCTTTCAAAAATAAATCTTTCATTAATAGTTTATTACTACTATTTTCCACTCCTTCAACAGAATTTAAACAATCATGTTCACAAGGAGTATTACTGCCAAGACGTAAACCAATAGGTTTATCAACTTTAATTAAATTTCTTATGCTACTGTGTGAGGGATGTCTTGAAAATATTCTTAAAAATCCCGGTTTATTTTTTAGCATTTGTATATATATTTAATGCAAATATTATCACTATTAATGTTTCTAAATCTATAAGTTTCTTTAAAACCTATATATCGCACAAGTGTTCTCATTGGATAATTTGATGCAGTAATAGTGCATTCATAAACTTCCGACAATAGAATTGAACGCGTTTCTTTGAAAGACATAAATAATCTTTTAATATCTTTTAAATCTTTAGTAAAATCTTTACCCCTGTGTTTAAAAGTATTTAAAACTGTAATTCCACAATTACGAGGGTATGGTGAAACAATAAAACGGGCAAATTCGTTTTCAATTATGTATGGATTATGCATCTTTAAATAATCTGCTCTTTTAAATGATTGAAAAGTAAGTATCCAAAAAGGTATAATTTGATTAATTGTACCTATCAGAAAGTACCGCCATAATTTTGGCGAAAGCAAAACGTTTAACCAATATGCAATTCCCATTACGACTTAAATTTAACCCAATCACCATCTTCCACATGAGGGTAATTAAAAGGATCAATATCATTCATTGTATAAATAGTACCTGTAAATTCACCATTTTCAGTTTCTACAGTTACTTCTTCTGAACTATAACCTGCTCCATACTCCATTCCATCAATTGCTTCTTTACATTTGTCTGAACATTCAAAAACATCAACAACAATGAAACCATTATCTTCTTGAATAAAAGGATATGCGCCAAAAGAATATAATTTATATCCTTTTACAGTACCAGAACCAAGTTTTTTATAACCTTCTCCAAACATATTCGTAAAAGCAGTAAAATTATACATACCTTCTCGTAAACTACCATAAACAATTGCAATATTAGACATTAACTTTAGTTTTAATTAATTGTTGAACGGCTTTATAATTTTCCTCACCCATATATTTGATACAAGCTTCTTCATCATAATCATTAATTGCCTCTTGTAACTCCATATAACCATTATGACCATTATTAAAATCTTCAATAGATTTCAGTGTTTGATTATAAGTAAATGTCAACAACTCCTTAGAACTTAAAAAGTAGCTTCCTAATGAACGATATTCAATAACCATAAACTCTCCTCGTTGAGTAAATCGGTACTCTCCAGCCATACCGTACATAGTTCTACGAATGTTATCTGGATCAATAAGTACACTAGGTGCGCCTAAATTAACGTCCATAATTCTCATAAAACGTTCAATATCCTTTACAGATTCTAAATCTTCGGGCTTGAATCCTACATGAATATGTAGCCCTGCAGTACGCAATGTTCCAGAAGGATTTAAATTTGCAAACGGCTTATTAGGATATGCACAATAAGAAGCTTCACAACCAAATGTACGAGCAATTCTTGAACGTAAATATTTTTTTTCAATTTGCTCTGATGTACTAACATATAATTCTAATCCATAAGGATTTAAAATTTCTGACATCTTTTTATGAGTATAATCAAAATAATAAAGCCATTGATCTAAACTGGTTACTGGTGGATTATTAGCTTCTGCTAAAATGTTGTCACTTTGACGAAAACATCCTTCACCTAAATCAAGAGGTTCTTTTTTAGTACCTCCAATAAATCCTACAGCAGAAGCAACATCTCCTTCTTCATTTATTACAAAATATTCATAATCTGTACCAATCATAAAATCATTAATTTTAGCCATTATTTCAACATTAAATTTGTGATGATATTGCTTACTAATTGACAATTCATTTCTTCTGGATGATATTGAACAGCCAATATCTTTAGTTTTTGATTATACATCATTTCAACATTACGTTCTGTCTTATGTATTGCCATAACATTGAACCCTTCAGCTACTTGGTCATAATACCATCCTTGATGATGGATACTATTTACTTTGTAATTACCTACATTAAGCTCAATACTGTTAAATAAACCTGTCCCATAGTCAGTAATATATAAATCATCTACGGCCTCTGCCCGACTTTTACTACTAGTAACATAATCATGATGTTGAGTAAGTTTGCCTCCGAAATGTACGTTTAGCGATTGCCCACCTCTACAGATACCAACAATGGGGGTTCCCATAGCAATGTATTGAGGTAATGTATTCATATCAAAATATTCTGCATCTAAATTAGGCTTTCCCGTAAGCCTATGCGGCTTTTCATTATAACGAAAAGGAAGCACATCTGCTCCTCCAGGTAACACTAATAAATCTAATTCAAATGTTCTATCAACTAAAGGATTAATGAACATTACTTCTCCAAATTGCTCAAAGAAAGTAATATATGCATTATTAATTCCTGTACTAACATTGTCTCTTTTAGAAATTACAATTCCAATTAATTTATCCATTTTCAGATTTATTTTTAGTTACATATATGTCTTTTAAAAAACTTTCTAGATCTTCTTTATTAATAAACCTTTTTTCATTAACAAACCTTTCTTCATTAACAATAAACTCATCTTCATCATTAAGATGTGCAATATCTTCTTTAGCTTGTGATCCATTATCCTCTTTAATAAGTGCGTACGCAAGCGGATTAAATTTTGCACGTGGACTTTTTACTTTAGGTTTAATTACTTCCTTTTCAACAATTTCATTAAATAAAATAATTGTGGCACCTTCTTGTTTACCTAATTGATTTAATGCATCGTTAAAAGCAACTGCTTGGTCTAATAATATTGTAATTAATTTTTCTTTTGAAAAAGCTTCAATGTCTTGATTTAAAATATCATCTGTTTTCTTAAAAAATTCTTTTAAGTCTAAATTTATAATTGGGACTATGTCTAACTCATCAGCATTATAATGGCGATGCATTAAACTAGAGTTAAAAAATAACGTTAATCTTTCATCATTACGACGATCCATCAGGACACCAATTTCCCCAGTCTTCTTTACTCTATATAATGTTATTTCTCTATTTTTCATACCAAGAAATGTTTAATTTATTTTGAATTTCTTTAAAAAATTCACCTTTAAACGTATGTGTTGAACTAGAATATACATTAACCATTGGATGGTTATCTACATACTTTTCAGCAACTAAATCACTAAATGTATTTGCGTGTACGCCTAAAAACACCCAAATAGGAGAATACTTCTCTTCAATATAAGTTATCAGTTTCGTTATAAATGCTTTCCATAAAAAAGCATGTGTAGAAGGAGAATTTTTCTGAACACTTAATGCACTATTCATAATCATAACCCCTTGTTCTTCCCAATAACCCAGCGTTCTATCAAAATTATCAATAGTTTCTCCATTTAACTTTTCTAATGTCTGAATAATGACAGAAAGACTTGGTGGAATATCAACATTTTTATCAACAGCAAATCCCGTACCAGTAGCATTACCAGTACTATAAGGATCTTGACCTACAATTATGACTTTAGGATTGCTAATTAAAAATTTAAATAATTTATCTGGTGAAGGAAAGAATTCTGTTTTGATATTATTCTGAAGGAGTGCTATTTGAGCATTTAAATGCTCATCCATAAATTCTTTATAATCTGGGTTTATGCCCAACTTTTGCACTAAGCTCATATGTTAAGTAATTTATTAATTGATTTTTTTCATACATATCTGAAGGATCTTTTTCATAATAATCGGGATGTATGTTTAATATAATCTTTTTATTTGGATATAACATTCTTAAAGTATTTACTAAATCTGATGAATTTTTAATTCCTGTATAATCATTATCAAACCAAATAATGATTGTTTCAAACTTATTAAATAATTCATCTAACTTTCCAGGAATCGTTTTAATTGTTTCTGCTTGTAATCCTACAACATTTTCATAATATTTACTTAGAAGTAATTGATCCTTTCCACTTTTTGTTACTAATAGTGGAAGATTATAATCAAACTTTTGAGCATAACCAAAATAATCATTGTAGTCACAATTTGTAAAAAACTTATTTTCTTTTCTATTAGGAAAATATAACTTTACGTTACCGGTTTCTTCAAAAAAGAAAGCATAAATTTCTTCTAATTTAGGATTACCAACAAAGTTAAACTTTAATGAAGGATCTGCTTTTGTGTTAATCCAGTAAGAATCAACTAAAAAGCATTTACCATCAAATAATTCTTTATTTGTTATATTAAGAGTCTTACTAAAATACCCTTCTTTAAGATATTTTTTAAAATTAACCTTTATAATAGATTTGAAAGTGTAATCAATATCACTATAAATTAAGCTATTATTTAACTTAACGTTTTCTAATATAAATTTTGCAGACTCCATATAATCTTTTAGAAAACATACTTCTTTTACTAAAGATATACAATCAAAAAATAATTTACCGTTATAACCAGCATTGTCTACAAAATACCATTTTCCATTTCTTATTTCAAATCTACAACCAGCGCTATTATCTATTCTAAAAGGAGACTTTAATCTTATTTTAGTATTTGGCCTTATTCCTAAAAAAGTCTCAAATATAAACTCTTGGTTTGAAAATATTAAATCAAAATTAATTTCTTTTTTAAAATATTTGGTATACTTTTCATGCATGGTTATAAATTAAACCAAAAAAAAGGAAGAGGTTTCCCCCTTCCTTAGTATTTTTTACAAGTCTAAAAGATCATCTAAATTATCGGTTGAAGATCTGATATGCTTCATATGAAGATCTTTATTAAATTCTACTAATGTTTCAACCTCTAATTTTGAATCTTCGTTTAGTTCAGGAATAAAATATGCATTATTGGTTAATTGATAACCCGCATCAATTTGGCTTTGTTCTCTTTTTTTAATAGCCTTAACTTGATTTGCAGTTACGCCCGCATAGTTATAATAAATTGTATCTGATCTATTAAGAAACTTTTGACGAAGTTTCAAACCCGTTTCGGTTTCTTCAACCTTTACTTCAAACATTCCCGTAACAGAAAATTCTTGATCTAAAGCATAATTTACAAAACCATGTAATCCTTCAAAGTTTCCATCATAAATAGTATCTAAATCTAATCCTACATCTTTCAGATATTCAAAGAAAGTAATATCATCATTCTTATCCCATTTAACCATCTTATATACAAAATCATACCAGTCAGCTTCTCCAGTACGAGACTTAATTACAGGCTTTTCAATCCAGCTATAAAGTGTTTCTTCGTTTTCTTTCCAAGCGCTTTGACCGCCATCAGAAAACCATAGATTTTTATCACCTTTCTTTGTAATTACAAAATCTTGACCTAAATCAAAGTTAATAATTGTAGGAGATACTTTTTCAGTAGAATCAGTAATCCATACAGTGATCGGTCGTACAGTTTGCTTATTATAATTCTCACGTAGTTGATAATCAACATTAAACTTACCTGCAGCGTCATCACCAATGATTTCTGCTAACTGTTCTCTTGTAGGGTTAATACTTAATACTTTAATTGGTGAAAGCCCTACATATGAAGTAATACCACCTGTAGAAGAAGAAGAATTTGTATGCTTTGCATACTTGTCGAAATTTGACATATTGTTTGTATATTTTGGTTTATTTAAGATTTTGATAGACTAACTCCCAATTAGTTGAAAGTGTTCCATCTTCATTTTTTGTTGAAATAATAAATTCTGTATTAGAAAGGTGTGCGCAACGAGAACCTAATGAAACATTACGCTCTGTTGTTTTAAACGATAATATATTATTATTACCATCTTTTGCACGGTGCATGATACCAATAGCATCCATGTCTGCTGCAGTAATTATACTTAATTTACCCGTCAAATTTATATCTTGTGCAGTAATTTCTTTTCCATCTTTAATAACTGATGCGTCTTTTACGTGAGCAATTAAAATTAATCCTCTGTTATAACATCCTAGCAGCATGTCATATAATTCAGAAAAAGCATTACGTACCCAACCATAACCCGCGCCGCGATCTAAAGTATAAATATCTGTACCCGTAAAGCTTTTACCCATTGGTGTAGCTTTATACTTAATTAAAGCTAAGTCTTTAGCTAAATCTTCCAATCTAGTAGTATTATCTAAAACTAAATAATCATAAGATACTTCTTCATTAATAACTGCTTCTTTAAGTTTGTTTACCACATACACGTAAGCTTGTAAATTAGTAATTTCTTTACCCTTTTCTTTTGATAACTCTTTTCTAATATCTGAAATATTCATAAACATTCCACCATAAAAATCGGCAGAGTCATCTAAGTCAATCATTAAGGAATTTGGCAATTTACTACATAATTCTGTCTTTCCTATTTTTGTTTGTGCTAAAAGTAAAAACTTTCTTGGGTCTTGATTAACTCCTTCTATTGATTTAGTCGGAAACTTCATTTGTATATATAAGTGTAATTAAAAGATTGTTTGTTTTTTCATTTGTAAATAATAATAATTCTGTAAAACCAATACTTTTTAAATACTTTACCCATCTACTTTGACCTTCTACTTCTAAAGTAACTAGAGTATTAGGTTTATGTTTGCATATATCTATAATTGTGTCTGTTAAATTTTTATTAAATAAAAAATACCCACTATATGAAAAATCACAAAGTACAATAAACTTATCAAACATATCTTCTTTTATTGATAATATACTATTTCCCTCATAATATAGTGTATTATATTTTTCAATAATCATCATCATAATTTTCATATTCCATGCAGTCATCCCTTTCAATAAAAAGGCAATTATCAACTACTGTATGTGAATGTTTGGGTAAATTTTTAATAAATTTTTCTTTTAATTCAATAACCAAAACTTTAAAATTATATCCATCATCGCAATCGTCTACATAATCGTTTAATGTATCAAAAAGACAATCTAAAAATAATTGAAAGTTTTCAGACTTAACTATTTTATAAAATTCTGCACTAAAATCTTTTAAATAATAAATCCCACAACAACCTGGCGATTCTCTAATATAAGTTTTCATATTTATATCATTAATAAATATTGTTTTATTAATCTTTATTTCAAACATAATTTATATTTCGGAAAATCTACCACTAGCTCCTTCAAAGAAAAGAGGAACATTTCTATTAGCTAGACCGTAGCGATTTTTCATTAATTTTAAACTTCTATAACTATCTGGGTACTTTGTTAAATCAACTCCTGCGTGACGTTTTAATCCATAACGAGACGGATCATATAAGCCAAATATAACTTTATCAGTTCTAAGTATACGTTTATTATCACCAGCATCACTTAACTCGGGCTCTAGTTTATTTGCTTTAAAATGATTGATGTCGTCGCTACTCATTGTTGTTTGCTGAACATTGAGTGTAATCCATCCCCATTTATTACTAAGTCTACTACAGTAAGTATCGTTCCAGAGCGACATACATTCGGTTTCGCTTAAAGTTTTTCCTTTAATATTTGAGTATTCGCTTTCCAGTAAAGATATATGATCGGTTACAGCGATTACAAACATATTGTCATCATTTGGTACATAGTGACTATACACCTCACGCTCTTTGCCGTCAATTTTAATAGTCTTGGTATGATGTGTACCGTGCTGCTTAGAAAACTCCTCACAAGCCTTGTATATGCCCGTAGGGTTACGTATATCATCATACACTGTAACATGTTTCATAATATTGTCTACATAATCTTTAACGCTAACAATCTTTTTAATCATATCATCGGTTAATGCTTTTTCAAAATAACTATTTAATGTCAACCGATCAATATTAATGTTGTGATGTATTTTCAACATCATAATAATCATTGAATCATAAAATTCTTCTACACTCTCTTCGAGTGCAAAGAATAAAGTGTGAAACTGGAAGCCATACGTTTTACTTGCTTCATAGGGAACTATTACTGACAAGAAGCGTGCTAACTT